TATTTCCCATTTAATAATAACCGAGAAAAAAAAACGATTCCTTTAATTTTTAATTTTTAAATAAAACTATTTAACTGTTAAAAATTAATATTGAACTAATAAACTTAGTTGGAGTATGCAAGACCACCCATACCACTCATGATTCTAAGAACATTGTAGTTGGTTGCGTATACTTGAAACTCTGGAGCTGCTACACCTGCAGTTGCACTAGTCAATTGTAAAGTTGCGTTGTCAATTCTGGAGAAATTGCATGTACCACTTGGTTGATGATCTTCTGGACGAAGACCGAAACTGTATACACCGATTCTGTCACCATGAGGAACATTGGTGTGGTGTTGTAATGGTTGTACACGAGTGAAATAGTTCATTGGTCTCTTAGCGAAACGGTCATGACCATTCAATTGTAACAAAGCAGTACCTCCTTGTTTACCCATATCAGCTTCGAAATTACACAAACCTTGACTAGCTGTTTGATTTCTTTCAACCCATACAAGTTCTTTACATGGATGATTGAAGTCTAGTCTCAAAGATTGATTAGCTGCAGCACCTGAAGTTCTACTAACTGCACCAGTGTATTGAACTTGGTCAATCAAATATTCATGAGATTGTTGTGCGAAACGTCTTCTTTCTTCAGTGTCCAAGTAGATGTAATCAACGAACATCTTGATACTGTTAATTTGACAAGCTGCTTCTCCAGTTGCAGCATCATGTGCATTATCAGCTTTACTGTTAAAAATAGTTGCAGTTGTACTGAAAATATTTGCCAATGCGCTGAATTGGAAATTAAATTTAACTTCATGATATTGCAAAGCAATCAATGGAAGTGCCAAACCTGGATTTCTGTTAAACCAGAAACACAAAGGAACATAGAAAGTATTTGAAGCTGAAACCTTATTTTGAGCTGTACCTGCTTGGTAAGCGAAAGCAGTCAATGCTGTACTAGCGTGTCCTACTACCTTACCTTTACCTGATTGTACTTGTGCAGAGTCATCTCCTTTTGGTCCGCAATGAGGACAACTCAATTCACACCAAATTTCCATCCATGCACCGTAGTGTTTGTCGATCTTTTGACCACCAATTTCTACTTCTACACTTTCAACAAGATTGTACATACCACCTGCAGCTAATACAGGGTTAGTTGCGGCAGCAGCAGCGGCAGCTGTAACACCACCTCTAGTTGTAACATCAACTTCAAGAACGCAATTGGAAACCAAATCACCATTTCTTGAGATTGTTGCGGTTGCTCGTGAACCTGGAGTTGCATTACCCATAAAGGTTTGTTCTACAGACTCAACTGCGAAGTTAGTACAACGTCTGTATACTACCTTCCAGAAGGTAATTTGAGGATTACCTGTTAAGTAAATGTCTTGTGCTCCGTAAGCTACTAATTGCATTAAACCACCACCCATATTTTATACTATTACAAAACATAATAATTTTGGAAAAAAACCATTTCCTTTAATTTTTAATTTTTAAATAATACTATTTAACTGTTAAAAATTAATTAATCGTTAGATTTAATTAGAGTATGCAAGACCACCCATACCACTCATGATTCTAAGGACATTGTAATTAGTTGCGTAAACTTGTAATTCATTAGCTGCACCATTAGGATGAGCAAGAGTCAATTGTAAAGTTGCGTTATCGATCCTAGAGAAATTGCATGTACCACTTGGTTGATGATCTTCTGGACGAAGACCGAAACTATATACACCAATCCTGTCACCATAAGGAACATTAGTATGATGTTGTAATGGTTGTACACGAGTAAAGTAGTTCATTGGTCTTTTTGCGAAACGATCATGACCATTTAATTGTAACAATGCAGTACTTCCATGTGTGCCTCCAATACCAGCAAAGTCGGTTGGGAAACCCTTAGTAGTGTTTCTTGTAGTTTGTCTTTCTACCCATACAAGTTCTTTACATGGATGATTAAAGTCTAATCTTAATGATTGCATACCTCCAGTACCAGCGGTTCTTGAAACAGCACCAGTGTATTGTACTTGGTCAATTAAGTACTCATGAGATTGTTGTGCGAAACGTCTTCTTTCTTCTGTGTCCAAGTAGATGTAATCAACAAACAATTTAATTGATGTAATAGCAGGAGCTTTAGTATTATCTTTAGCAATTTCTGATGCTGCTGCGAATTGAAAGTTAAATTTAACTTCATGATATTGTAAAGCAATCAAAGGAAGTGCCAAACCTGGATTTCTATTGAACCAGAAAACCAAAGGAACATAATAAGTTTCAGCAGTATTAAAATCAAGTAATGCACCTATTGCTTTACCGTAACCAGATACAGCTGGACCACCATCGTCAGTTTGAGGACCAAAATGTGGGTTGCTCAATTCATTCCAGATTTGCAACCATGCAGAGTAATGTTTGTCAATCTTTTGACCACCAATTTCTACTTCTACACTTTCTATCAAAGCATGCATACCTCCATCAGTATATGAACCATCAGCGTCTACCTGATCAGCTTCAATTTGAAGAACGCAATTGGAAACCAAATCACCATTCCTTGAGATTGTTGCTGATGCTCTTGAACCTGCTGCTGCGTTACCCATAAAGGTTTGTTCTACTGATTCGATTGCGAAGTTAGTACAACGTCTGTATACTACCTTCCAGAAGGTAATCTGAGGATTACCTGTTAAGTAAATGTCTTGTGCTCCGTAAGCTACTAATTGCATTAAACCACCACCCATGTTTTATACTATTACAAAACAAAATAATATTGAAAAAAATTATTTATTACGATCATTATAATGAGTATTCTTTGCCTTTACAAAAGCTTGTTCTAAATCACCTTGACTAGGTTTTTGGATAGGATAGACGTAACGTCTGGCTAAAAATTCACCTACTGCTACGTCACCGTTAAAACTTTTTTCAGTTTCGTCTCCTTCTGAAACACTAACGGCTTGTTCACGGACAGAAATCATTTGACGAAAATAATTAACGTCAAAGTTTCCATCTATGATATGTTTGTAGAATTTAGGGTATCTTTCCTTAAATTCTTTGTATTTTTCATCCATTTCTATTTTGGATAATAACTCTGAATCTTTACCTATGTTTTCAGCATTTTGGATAATGCTTTCATAGTCTATAACGTGCGCCATATAAATATTCAGGGATATTATTTTTATACTTATTTCATATTTTTATAATGATAGGATAATCTAACTTGTTCTTCATAAGCATCATTAATACATTTGTTACTACTAGTGTTAGTATGATTAGAATCGACAAAATTCATGTAAGTGGTTGAATTTGTATCAAACCAACTTGAATCTTCTGGACAAGCTTTCAAAGTTTCATTAAAAAGAATTTGACTCATATTTTGATAAGCTGGGAGATTTTCACCTCTACTAGACATACCTTGTACAGGTGCTCCTTCATGGGTACTTCCAGATTCAACTGAAGCATTAGTTGGTTGTGGAACAGGAAGAACATTATCCATTTGTGGAGGAACAGTATTATTAGGGGTGTAAAAAACAGAAGCTTGTTCAACGTTTGATGATGATAACATTGGAGTTGGACTTGGTGTATTCATTAATACTATTCAATATTTTTTTTATTGTAAAATATCTTGTAATAATTGTCTTTCTAAATTAGAATTAGTAAAGAATCTATAAACATAATTTTCTGTAATTTTTTTGTCCCTTGTTATCATAACTGATTTAAGGTTATGTAGATATGACCTATTTATAAAAGCTTCTAAACCTTTTGCCATTATACAAGGATAATTTTCTGCTTCATTAAATTTTTCTTGTCTCAAAAATACTTTTGTAAACATTAATGAAGCTATATCGAATACATCAATATTTCTTTTTTTTCTCCAAGTAGTTATACTAATACTTGGGTAAGATGATATTTTTATATCTTTTGAATACCTGAAGCGCATAGTTTCTTTAACTTGTGTACCTACTACGGAATCTCCTGTATTGTGTAAATAATCCATTTGTTGTAATATTTTATCTGGATGTAAAATATCACCTAAAACACAAAATGTAATATAATCTCCAGTAGCTCTTTGGAAACAAAAATTAAGAGCTCTTCCTAAAGATACTCTTATAAAATGAGTAATATTTATTAACCTTATATTTTTTGTTATTTTTTT